TTATTTGTTTGTGATGTACCAGTTTGTGCAATGATGATACCATTACCTGCCAACGCTTGTGCCAAGTCCATATCACCACCAAGTCTATCTTCTTCTGAGAACAAGACAGGTAGTATGATTACTCCAGCACCAGCATCTCTGAGTTTCCAGATTAAATCTGCAATGACAGTCCTCTTCCAAGGCCACTGTCCATACTCTTCAATTGCTCTTTCGTCTATTTCAACTATTGCAATATCTTGAGATGTTGTAGGAACATCGTACTGTTGGATTAAATCAAATGATTTTAAACGTAGAGTTTCCTTAACAAAGGGGTCACTCCAACCAATAAAAGAAATGATGCTGAGGGTTATAAGGGCAGTCGCCCAATGGGTTAACTGTTTCATAGTAGTATTTATGTGTTAGTTTTGTGTTACTGAAACAGCACACCCAGAACCATTTGTACAGATACCAGTAAGAGAATACGTTCTAGCAGAACTGTCTGTTTGTTCCAAGTCCAATGTGTAAGCACCACCACCATTTGTTATGTCTATATTTGCAGTGTGGTCGCCATACCGTTGCAATGCATCAATGGTGTGTCCATCACCATCAACTACAATGTCTGCATATTGTTCATCACTATTACCACGTTGTAGTAATTCAACATCATTATTGTCACCGTCTATTTCAATAAACCCATCATGGTCACCAGAACCACGTTGTGTGTGTTTTACCGTGTTACTGTCACCAGTGATATAGTTTGCTATGTGTAATCCACCATTACCGTTATCATCTGTTTGATAACTTGCAAGATTATTACTATTACCAGTTACTATCCAGTAAACATCATTGTCACCAGTTTCACTTGTATCTACATTACCATCTTCGTGCTTACCTTGCCAGGCTTTGACATTATTACTATTACCATTAACTCTTACATATGCATAATTGTTATCTTGTTTATGGATTTGTATATCAACATTATTAGAATCCCCATTCGAGATTTCTGAATATACAACATTACTATCTCCGTTATCAATAGTAAGACTCATATTATTATCGTTGTCTCCACCATTACCTATTTCACTATGAGTAATGTTGCTATTACCATCAATATCAACAGACATGTTATTGTTGTTTCCGTGATTGTCCATTATGGATATATTAAGATTACCATCTTGTGTAAGACTCATCTGTTGATTGCCACCATGAGTCCAAACTCTTATTTCATTAGTATTGCCTGTTTGACTGAATGCAACTGTTTTGTTATTTCCAGATAGTTGTGCATCTCCAGAGCCTGATAATCCTTCAATTTGATTATTTTCTCCGTCTTGCACAATAGTTATATCTGTATTGTCACCAACTTGGTTCACATATATGTCATTTGCAAAACATGGTAATGTTATAAGAACAAGACTAATCGATTTGAATAATAGTGACTTCATTTCTTCCACTTTCTCCTATACGAATATCATAAAACTCTAAAGCATCTTGTTTTANGTTTATATTGTATGTATTGTTTTTGTTAAGAGTCATTTCAAATATATGACTACCACTATCTCTTCTGAATAACCAATTCGTTTCCTCATCGTATATCTCAATACCTGTATCTGGGTCTTTGCCTAATTGAATACCGTCTTTTTTGTTAAATTCATTTCTCATTTGTAGTGCAAGTTGTCTATTCAATACATCAAGAATATCTACTAAAAATGAGTTTGCAAGAAAGTCTATCTCCAATCCTGTATGCCAGATTTGTCTATCATCTATTGTTAACTCTTCTTGGAAATAATCAAAATCTAAGAAATCTATACCTAAAAAGTCTGCAAGTTTTTCAATCCGTATCTTCTCTAATTGGTCATCAATTTCTACTGGTGTTCTTCTTATCAAAAGATTCAGAATACTACGTTCATCCAAATCCAATACTACTGGTTTCATTGGGGTTGCATAAGGACTAGGAACAACAGTTGCCTGAAAGGCTTGGTTCATTATTACCATACCAACCTCTGAAGCTACTGAGATTTCTCCAACTACACATACATAATTTGTATTGCATGATGGCAACAAAACAATGGTAGAAGAACCCAACTCATCAACTGTCATTGAGAAGTCTGTACCTCTAACACCCACTGTTGCAGTTGGGGTTTTAATCTTTACATTCTGTCTTGAGTTTTTAGCAATCTGTCCAGACGCATATCGTATTGTCCCAAAAGATGCTTTTAGTGATAATGAACCTGTCTTAGTATTAGGGTCATATACAAAATCATCAATAACTAACTTAGAGTGTTCAGTAACATCGACTCGTGTTTCATCTATAAACTGAATCGCAGTTCTTCCGTCTTTAGTACGAACCGTGTCCATACTTTCAACATCAAACTCCTTTTCAATCTCCTTAAAGGTATCACTACCTCTCTCTACGTTTGTTCTACCCTTTTGCTCAATAACATCCCCCACTTTAGCAAAAAGTAGAGTGGGGAAAATTAGAAATACTAAAAGACTAGTCTGTCTGAGATATGTCCACATCAAAGCTATCACCCACTATAGTCATATCGACTACGTTATCGTTGATTCCACTTTGTACGATGTCTACTGTTCCACCGCCACCTGTGATTCCAAGGTTAATCGTGTGTCCATCTGTATCACCATCACCAGTTTGTGTTGTTGTGATAGCATTACCCTCATTTGAGCCAGTACTTGTTGTTGCAGTTGATAATGAGTTATTCATAACAACAGTTAATGCTGCAGATTTACCGTTGATAGTAGACGCAATAATACTGTTGTCTCCTGTCGTAGTAAAGTTAACCACAGTACCATCCGAATCAGCTGATTCACCGATATCAAATGTGTATGCGTTGGTATCTCCTGTAGTTGTGATATTTAATACTACATTATCACAATTCCCTGCCGCTGATGAACTACAATCTAAGTCTACAGTGTTGCCTGAACCAGTAAATGCCCAAGTACCTGTGTAAGTTGCTCCTTTGATTGTTGCAACAATAGCGTTATTACTTCCTGTTTGTGTGATATCAAAATTCATATCATCACCATTAATCACTGCATCTGTAGTACTTGTGCCGATTTTATTATCAGTACCATCCTGTGTTATATCCAAATCGAGCGTATCACCAGCTTGTGTGATATAGATATCATTCGCTTGTACTACGCCGACAGATGCCATAACAAAAATAAAAGAACTTATTATTATTTTTTTCATACGTTCTAACGATTCGTTTATTAAACTTAATCGTCCTCTTTGGTTATGTAAAGGTCTTGTTCAAAGTCCCACAATCCCTTTTCTTCTCCTTTGTAAATCATATCAATAATCGCTTGATCGATAGCAGTCTTAACTGCCACAGATGTTGGTTCGTTTGCCGCAGCGCCCGCCTCAAATTCAAATGCTCGTGTTCCCATTTCAAAGAACCTAAACACATTGAAGTCATCTTTCACACTAGCAATTGTTTTAGTAACATTTGTAGTTAACAAAACTTTACCAGAATTTACTGAAACAAGTCTCATTGAAACCGTTACTTGGTCAGTTCTATATGATGTATCTCCACCGACACCAAAGTAACGTAATCCTGTACCACCACTTATAATGTTAGTATCATATCCAATAATCCCACCTTCCAAAATTAAACCTGCTAGTTTTAAAGGTTTTAGTTCTGGTTTGTTTTCACCCTTTTCATATTGTTCGTATGTGGATTTCGCTAACTGTCTTTCTTTAACTAAGTTGTTGAGTCCACCTCTTTCTATTACTGTAAACCAATCCCCATTAGCTGCACATTGTAATGCATCAATAACCCATGAATCTGCACCTTGTGTTACCGCTGTAGATAACTGGGAAAATCTTTGACTTGGTTTTCTTTGTCCTGTTAAATCTTTAAACTCATAAACTGCAATCGTCATAGGTGGAGCATCTAATAATGGCAAGTTCTCCAAATTATGTTGTGTACTAGCAACAAAGTCTTTTGGGGGTTTAACATCTAAATTTTGTTCAACCGTTGTTGCACATCCACCAAGAAAACATGTTAATACTAAAAACAGTAATGCTTGTTCCATACTTAAAATCCAAATCCATCTAAAGGAACAGTTATTTCCGTAAATGTTCCATCTTCTTCAGTTATCTGTACTGTGATTGTATTCGCAGTTACATCTTTTACCCAATAGATAGTTGCACCCTCTAACTCAGCAGTACCAGTAAGAGCGCCACCATCCTCAAACATACCATCAACAAGATTCTTGGATATTTGAGCATAGATACGAGACTCTACGTTATTAATAAACTTATTGATTGTCTCGTTTTCTTCTTCACGTTCTATTCGTCTTGCCTCTGCTTCTGCATCCGTTCTAAGTTTTTCTTTACGTTGATACTGAAGTTGTTCTATTGATAAAAAGTGTTGCGACTGTCCAACACCATTAAACGATGGACTCCCAAACGTATGTACTAAATCTTCTGCCTGACTAAGAGTCGGGCTTATCAGAATTATTCCTACCAACAGGTTTCTGCATAAACTGTTCACTGTTACTACCATATTTCTTCACTATCTCCTCAAGTTCACCGTCTAACGGTTTACCTGTTTTTTCGTAATGTTCTAATAACATTGCAAGTTTTGTATTTAATCTTATCATATCATTATCTAACATTCTCACCCTGTCTACCAATGCAATAAGCGTACCTTGTGCTTGTGCGATTACAGGGTCAATAGTCTTTGTTACCCACTGCCATATAAAATATATGAAGTAGGCCATTCCACATGCGGCTATTAAGGGAAACCCATACTGACTAATTACGTTCGCTAATTCTTCCAAGCATCTTCCCCCTCAATCACGCCTTGCGTCATCTTTACCTTCATTTGCAGCAATCCTATCAATATTAGGTTTTACTCCAAATGCATAACTCATCAATGCGTCTATCTTAACCAAATCATTATTCATAGTTTGAACACGATTATCTAATGCACCAATGATATTTTTAAGGGTTGTTACACTTGACGTAACACCATCAAGTATGAAACCAATTGTGAGAAAGACAAAGTATCCAGCTGCCAATGCTCCCGCTATTGGGGCTCCTACCTCACCAATGAATTGAAACACATCCATATATATTCTCTCTCTAATTACTAGTTACTAAAATTACCCTATCTAATATTCTCTCTAGTCTATTTATACAGCATAACTATCGTTCTATAATCCAAAACTCCTTGGGAGAAGTAAATGTCTCTTCCCATTGCAAATTTGTCACCCTGTACTCCCAAAAGATATGATTAACATATCCCACACATAAAGCTATAATTATACCACAAATCAGAAAATATATCTTCTCTGTTTTGGTAAAAAAGTGGTCATCGTTCCAATTATCCATTATACTCTCCTCTGTATATATTTAGGAATTGTCAGTGTTTTGACGGCAATGGATATTTGACACATAAAAAAAGGGTCAACACCGAAGTGTTAACCCTTTCCCCAATCCGAAGATTGTGTCTCTAGTTTCTGGTTCTTTCAGTGTGAATCCAATTCAACCACTAAGGAATTCTGTTGCCCAGCAGACCTTATCCCACGTTACTCGTTTGCTAACTTCTCAAAGTACGACATTGCATCGTCATCATCGTCATTAGTGGCAGAGAATGGCGCTGTTTGTGGTTCTGGTGTTGGAGTCGAAACTGGTGGAGTAAAATCCACAGTATCTTCTTCAACCATTGCAGCTGCAGTTTTAGCAGTTGAAACTGTTCCAGACAAAACAGCATCTAGTCTTGCCTTCAACTCATCATATGATTTGAAGTTAGATTGAGCCGTGAAATCAGCGAGTGAATGAGTTTTGCCATAGATTGACTCTAGTTCCTCATCCGTTGGTTTCAATTGTACAGGGTTATCAAACTCTGACTTATCATAGTTCCAATATCCGTCAACCTTACGAATCTTCAGTTTGAAGTTTGCACCTTCCCATAAATCAAATGGGTTAATTGGTGTTTCATCTGCAAATTCTGGTTGCATTGCTTCCATGATTTTGTCATAGATTTTCTTACCATATCTATACAACATCACCTTACCATTGTTTTCTGGATTCATTGTATCCTCAACAACGTAGATATTTGAGTAGTATTGCAATTTACGTTTCTGTTTCCTTGCAATCTCTTTATCTGACTCTACACCAGAGTTCCACAAGGCAGAGTTAAACTCTGACACAGGGTCGTTCTGATTCATAGTAGTCAAAGAGTTCTCAATGTACCACTGTCCAGTTGGGCCTTGGAATGCGTGATTCCATAAACGTACCCAAGGAAGTTCTTCACCAGCAGGCGCAGGCAAGAAACGAATTACGGCATAACCGTTACCCGATTTGTCTACAACTGGTTTCCACAGACGTTCATCAACGTATGATTTCTTTTCCGTGTTAGGCTTATCATCCTTTTGGACTTGTTGAAGTAATTTATCCAGACTGTTCTGGTTTCTTAGTGCTGAAATTGACATATTTTTTTCTCCGTATGTTTATCGTATGTTAAAGTATTTCACGTTATTCATTATGTAACATTATATATAATACATTAATAATGGCCTAAAGTCAATAGATTTTTCAAACTATAATGACTTTATTAATGGAAAGATTTTAGCAATCTCTAATGCACATTTCTGTGCAACTTCCATATGTTCCTTTTGCGTTCCGTTCTCAGAACGTAACTCAATATAATGTACCCATGAACGTAATGTACCGTTCATGTAAAGTCGTGTCTTAGTCAAACCTTCTGGTAAGACAGCACGTGCTTGTTCTTTTGCAATACCATTGTCAATTGCCCATTGGTATGCTTGTTTTGCTTGATTGATAACACCATGTTGTCTGCGTTGCCAATCTGTAATTAATTCTTGCATCTTAACACTCTCTTGAATAGATGGGTCATTCTCAATTTCAATTGAGTTCTGTCTATTCTTAGTGTCCTGTAAACGACATTCTCGTATCGTAAATGCGTCACCCATTGCAGATGGTTCTGCATATCGCTGACTAAACTCTTGAAATGCGAAACTACGATGACGCACAATTTGGTGTGCAATGTCACGAGTAGTATCAATCTCTATGCAAGCAGATGCCATTTCGAGAGGCGACCAGTGTTTGTGTTTAACGAGGTACTTGATAAGTTTTTCACTCGTTTCGTGACTTGCTTGGTTGGCCGGATTGGAGACACGGGCGCAATACGCAATAAGTTCTTGGATATCTTCACCGACATACAATTCTCCTTTTGGTGGTTGCGAGTAACTAATTAGTCTGGTATTTGTAACCATATTCTGTATTCCTTGTGATTCAGTCACCATAATCATCTTTCGCCTTTTTAATACATTCAAAATCCCAACCTACTTGGTTGAGTACTAATGGGAAGTTATAAACTACTTCTTTAATCTTGCCATTTACTATCGTTTCAATTTTCCATTTAGTGTGTGACAGTCTTGTTGTTTTCATAACATCTCCATAATAATTAAGCAGTTTATTATCTTACTTAGGATATTGTCCTAGTTACCTTTTTGACGGTAACGTGGACGATAGTTAGTATTGGGTTGGTTGGACAATTCGTTCAACCGTTTGGTAACTTCGCTATCACGCTTTTGCAATTCTGCGTTGTCACCCTCCAACACTTTCACTCTTGAGATTGCTTCTTGCAATTTTGCACGAAAGAAATCTCGTTCTCGAATGATTTCGTCTGACATTAGAAAGTCTCCTTTATCAGCTTGAGTAGTTGCGATTTACATTTCTTCCTATCATAAGAAAGAAACACTCCATACTTGACGATTAAACGTCTTGCATCTGGCCAAATTAAATCATGTTTCATATCCTCATCATGCTGTTTGACATATGACAGTAATCCTTCAAGAATTACCATCGTTTCTAATCGTATCCTCTTTGCGAGGAAGTTCTTTAATAATACACTATGTTGTCCATTATAGCAAGAGAAAATTGAATTAAAATTGTCTACTTGCAAACATAATAGTGACATATCATTTAAAAAGTTATATGACAAAGATTGTTTAGTTTTGCTCCACTCCATATAGTTCTCCTCATTAAATTCACCTATGTATCCTTTTGGTGATTTAGAGAAGTTCGCAATGAAGTAATCTAAAGTCTTATCGTCATATTTTCTTGCTGTCTTGGCAAAAAAGTTTCTGTCCCTTCTTTTTAAGAAAGATGCTTTGGTTGCTGATGTTTTACCACTATACTTTTTGTAGTCGTAATCTGTAGTAAAGTGTAGTTTCAGACCAATGTACATCCGATAGCAATCCCACGCTTCCATTAGAAATATCCTATATTGGTAGGGTTGCTACTCGTGGCAAGAAATTTAGTTTCCTTGCATCTGCTTCTATTTTTTCCTTGAGTGGTTTGGAGATTAAGGGTGCGACTGCATCCGGCTCCATTGAGTGTTTCTCACAATAGTCTAATATTGCATCCATATATGTTGTTTGTCCTAATCCAGCATTAACCATCTTTTCTATCATCAATGCAAACTTCTTAGGTGTCATCACTGCAAGTTCTTCCAAATTGTTTTTCATAACAAATCTCCTATTGAGAGTTAAACTTGGGAGAGAGCAGAAAGGATACCCTCTCCCAAATCTTATAAAGCAGAGCCAGTGTATAAGTACTGGGTGCAACGAACAGACTTACCATATGGTCTGCATGGATGTATTAAGGCATCACCCTTTGCGTAGAAGTTTTAAATACATCAAAACTTTTTGTCTACGTCTATGTTCATCTTGTGCTTTACGGAAACACCACACTTGATACATAGTCATAACACTCTCCCCTTTAAGGTTAAGTGCGTTCCTTCGCATAAATGCTACTTCCGTCCCACAAGGGATGAACGTATAAGGTGAGGATGTTTCTGTTTACAAGTACACCCTCAAAACTCAGTACGATTAGGCAGCTAGTGCGTAATCTACAGGATTATAATTGTCATTTGCAATTATCGTTTTTGACCATTTTCGGAGTCACCCGACAGTTCTAAACTTTCCTATTCCTACTAGTCGATCCTAGTTCGCCCCCATCATAATTACTTACAAAGGTCTTCATACTTTGTAGTATGCAAACGATGTTTACTCATATCCCCGAAAGGTATTTCGGTATCTTTGCATCTGCCTTACGTTGGCGTTCTGCAAAGTAGTCTTTTGTTATAACAACAAATTTCAGATTAAGTAACCATTGTCTCATGCACTTCTCCTAAGTAATTATGGTGGAGGCGTTGGGTACTGCCCCCAAGTCCTATATAGTTTTCGGTCTGCATCAAGCAAACTGTATTATATTTATACCACACAAGCATTTGATTGTCAATAGGCAAATTCATATTGATTCATGTTGCTCTAACAATCTTACTAAACCAGTTCCTTTTCCAAGAATACACCCTATCTCATTCCCAGCAGGAAATTCTATTAATGTCCAAGTTTGATTTTTCTCATTGGTTGCAATAATAAACTTAGTAGTTGTCTTTTCTCCATTTTCAGTTATTGCTTGTCCTTCAAAAACCACTGAAGGTTGCTCCCCATAAATTCTGGAGCTGTCTACAATATCCTGTAAAGTTCCACACTGAACTGGCTTGGTTGCCCAATAAGGTTCTGCGACTGCAACTGTTGTATTAAACAGTAGCGCTGGTAGTATTGATAACATTACTTTCTTCATTTTCTTTTAACCACTCTTCTGTAAATAGGTCGATTGTTTCAACCAAATCTTGAAGATAGTCTTTTTTATCCTTCACAAATTCTTGGACAAGTCCATCTTCTGTTACAACAAGGATAACAATCTGATTGATTTCAATCCCTGTTCTTTCTTCAAACATCTCTGCATAAGCAGATGCTTGCATATAATACTCAAAGTTATAATCGTCCTTACGTTCTGAACGTGAAGTCTTAAAGTCAATGATAGATGGAACACCATCCCATTCAGCAATACAGTCTACACGACCCGCAAGTCGATACTTCTCACTCCATAATCCTGCCTCTTGAGCATAGATATTGTTTACCTTTGCTTTCAGAGTTGGTTGTAGTTGTGAGAACAAACACCAAGGTAAGAATGCAAAATCTTCTTTTAATACATTCTTGTTATTTAAAAAGTCCTCTACCATTGAGTGAACAGCAGTCCCACGAGCAGCTGCAGTTCTCATAATATGATTTGCAACATCGTTTCCTACACGTTCACGCCATTTCGCAAGTCCTATCTTCTTTTCTTTCCTAACACCCAACACCGTTGTGATAGATGGATAGAAACCTGTTGGCGTATTATAGAATCGCTTACGGTTGATATTTTTTGTTGATACCTCTGGGATATCTACTGGTTTATGTACAAACATATTTTCCTCATTATTTAATATTCTAGTGTACAGTATACACCATCGTCACCTTATTGTCAATAGATTTATTCTACACCAAGCCTAATTTTATTGATAAGATATTCCTTCACAAAACCAGAACGTACAATGTCACCAATAGTAAATTCGATATTATCGAACTGTTCCATTGCATCTAGGATTTTCATAAAGTTTACCATTCCCTGTTTATCGCTTGACTTCATCAAATCTGTCTGGAAGAAATCTCCACAGAAAATAATCTTAGAGTCCTGTCCAACACGAGTAATGATTGTATCTAGTTCGTGGAAGGTCAAGTTCTGACACTCATCCACAATGATAACTGCGTTGTCTAAAGTAATACCACGCAAAAATGATGTAGTTAAAAACATTAGAGAACCTTGGTTTTTAAGTCTTTCATACAGACTTGAAAACTCTCGTTCGCCTGGCATCTCAAACATAAACTTAACCATATTCTGATAAGGGACTTGAAACAGTGCTGTCTTATCTTCCTCATCGCCTGGCAAGAAACCAATCTCACGAGTAGGAACTGCACTTCGTACCATGTACACCGTATCGTATGGTGTCTCATTTCTTAGTACATCTTGTAGTCCATTGTATAAAGATACAAAGGTTTTACCTGTTCCAGCTGCACCATATAAGAATAAGTTTTTACCATTCTTGTATGAAGCAAATGCTTTCTTTTGATTTTCAGTTAATGGTTTTATGTTAACCATTTGGTCAATTCTAATGTCTTTTGCTTTAGCCATTAATTACTTCTCCATTTCGCACGATGTTTAGCCAACACCGTATTTGTTTTAATATCTTTTGCCGATTGTTTACCGTACCTTTGTCCCAACTCACTAGCTGGATGTGCTTCTGCAGCTTTAGATAAAACCTCACCCCAACCAGCATCGTTCTTAATCCTATCACCAGTTCCACCAGTAATCGAAAACATTGATGGCATCTGTTTGATGTGTGGGTTTTTTTCTAAGAGTTCTTCTCTTTTTGAATTAGACA